CTAGATGCAGGCCCCAAGCGCATGTGCTGCGGCGTGTTTGATGACGATGGGTTGGTGGAACTGCTATGGGCGTGATCACGCTGCCGCGTCCAGTTGATCGCACGGGCACCTTGAAGGCCATTGAAAAGCGCAAGTGCGAGATGTCGCTGGCCGAATTTGTCAAGGCTGCGTGGGTGGTGATCGAACCCGGCCAGCCCTACGCCCACGGGTGGCACATTGACTACATCTGCGCCCACCTTGAGGCGATCACCGACGGCATCCTAAACGACGATGGCACGTTCTATAATCGCCTCTTGGTCAACGTGCCGCCGGGCACCATGAAATCCTTGCTGATCGGCGTGTTCTGGCCCGCTTGGGAATGGGGGCCGCGCAATAAGCCCAACATGCGCTACGTCTGCGCGTCGCACAGCTTGGAGCTTGCAATCCGCGACAGCCTGCGGATGCGGCGCTTAGTGACCGACGAATGGTATCAGGGCCATTGGGGCGACCGGGTTACCATTACTGGCGACCAGAACGCGAAGGCAAAGTTCGAAACCATGGCCACGGGATCGCGGCAGGCTTGCGCCTTCACGGGCATCACGGGTTATCGGGGCGACCGGGTGATCATCGACGACCCCTTGAGCGTGGACGATGCCAACAGCGACGCCAAGCGTGAGGGTGTGGTCACGTTGTTCAAGGAAGCCGTGACCAGCCGCCTGAACAACCCTGACGAAAGCGCCATCGTGGTGGTGATGCAGCGCCTGCATGAGCGTGACGTGTCCGGCGTCATCCTCGAAAACGAAATGGGCTACGACCACATCATGCTGCCCATGCGGTTCGATCCGGCCCGTGCCTGCGTGACCCGGCTGGGCTATGCCGACCCCCGCGAGGAAGACGGCGAACTTCTATTTCCCGACCGCTTCCCCGAGCATGTGGTGGACCGCGACGAAGCCGCCATGGGGCCGTATGCAACCGCTGGGCAGTATGCCCAAAGCCCCGAACCCCGTGGTGGCGGGATCATCAAGGATGCGTGGTGGAAGCTGTGGGACAAGGGAGAATACCCGCCCATCGAATTCATTGTGGCGTCGCTGGACACCGCCTATACCACCAAGGCCGAGAACGACCCCAGCGCCCTGACCGTGTGGGGCGTGTTCAGCGCATCCGGCGAACAGGCATCGACGCGCATGGTGGATCGGTACGGGCGGACCATTGATGGGGCGTCGGCAACCCAGTCCGAGGCGCTGGGCGCAACCGCCAAGGTCATGCTGATGTACGCATGGCAGGATCATCTGGACATCGGCGATCTGGTGGTCAAGGTCGAGGAAATCTGCACCCGGATGAAGGTGGACCTGCTGTTGATCGAAAACAAGGCTGCGGGGCACAGCGTGGCGCAGGAACTGCGGCGCGTGTTTAACCACAGCCGCTTTGGGATGCAGATGTACGACCCCAAGACCCTCGACAAGGTGGCGCGCCTGTACTCCATCCAGCACCTGTTCAGCGAGGGCCTGATCTATGCCCCCAACAGGGACTGGGCCGAGATGGTGATCCGGCAGACCGCATCTTTCCCCCGTGGTGCCCACGACGATCTGGTTGACACCGTCAGCATGGGGTTGAAACACCTGCGCGATGTGGGTATGCTCACAAGAGCGCCGGAGCGGTTGGCCGATATTGAAGACAGTCGCGTCTTTCATGGCAACCAAAACGCGCCATTGTACAATGCCTGATGGAGGGATCATGGATAGGATTAATGGTCTGACAAACGCCCTAGCTGAGTTTGTTACCGAATACTGCGATACGCACGACCTGACGTTCACCGAGGCGATGAACGCCCTGTCGCATTTGTTTGTCATCTATGGCTTCGCGCTTAAGGCCGAAGGCGTCACCGACGACGACATGGAGGCGTCACTGAAGCACTGCATAGATCAGGACATCAAAGCCATACGGGGGATGCGCGATGCCCAAGAAACTTAATGCCACCGTGGAGCCTTTTGGCAAAGGTAAGTGGACAGTGCATGTCATTGACCGTGACACCGAGCAAGAGTTTGACCTTGTCGTTGAAGCTGAAACCGAAAAAGAAGCGGCCTTTGACGCGATGGAGATCGTAAATGAGCAATGATATCAAGATGGTAGCAGAAACCCTCGCCACCTACATGGGCCAGATGGTCAACGAGGACCAGCTTGCCCCGCCGGACGTGCTGATGGGCGGCATCCGCGCCTGCATCGCGTTCTGGGGTGGCTGCGTTCCCGATGGGAACCGCGTCGAGGCAATGAACGTTCTGCGGCAGGCGTTGAACGAGGAATTGGACCACATGGTCCGTGGCATGGCCAACGGCATGGTCCCAGCGTGAAGGTCGTTTATGGCAGCCCCAAGACCGTTATGACCATTGGCATGGCGATGATTGGGGACATGCCAACACCTTTCATTGGGTTTGTGGACAAGGCCAAGGTGGAGGACAGCCCGCTGTTTGCCGCTGGGTCTGACGCTTCCGCCATGATTGAGAAGGTTGACGCCCTTGGGGGCGTCATCATCTACATCGAAAACCCTGACGCCGCCGAGCGTCTTACCAACCACCTGATGCACCTGTTTGACAACGCCGCCGAAAGCGACTGGGGTGACATCGAACAATCGGGGGCTGAACTGCAATGATCCTAAACCCGTGGAAGCGCATCACTGAATTGGAAGACCAGATCGCCGATATGCTGGACCAGATGATGGACTACGACATTGAGATCGGCGGCCTCTGCGATGCGCTTGAAGAGATTGCCGCCGAGGAACGCCCCACCAGCAACGCCACTGTCCGGCGCATGGGGCGGATCGCACGGACGGCCCTTGCCGCAGACTATGGCTGACGAAAAGCAGAGAGCCATATGGCGGAAGGCGTCTCTAAAGTACGTTGCAAAAAACCGTGAACTTGTCTTGGCGCGGAACAGGGAAGCCAAGCGCAAGAAGGCAGAGGAAGACCCAGAGTGGCGCGACGAGGTCAACTTCAAGAAGCGCGGCAAGGGGATGGGGTTTACGAAGAAGCAATGGGACAAGATGTTTGACGAACAGGGGCGCGTCTGCGCTATATGCTGGTCCGACGACCCGAAGCACAAAAAGGGCTGGCAGCTTGACCACTGCCACAAAACCAAGGTGGTCAGGTTTATATTATGCACACACTGCAACAGGGGCCTGAGCGGCTTTCGGGATAACCCAGAACTTCTTCGCCGCGCCGCCGCTGCGCTGGAAGAGTTCAACCAGAGGAGACAAGACGATGGCTAAGTGGAGCGAGAAGATGATGGCAGAAGGTGGCAGCGCGGCAGCCCAACCGATGGGTCTTTGCGGTGGGGCAAATCAGCGCTTGGGGTCGGTGGCGTATGACATGGAAACGGATCGCATGAAGAAAGCGATCCAAGACATCATTGACGACAGCAAGAACCGTGAAATACAAGATCGCCAAGACGAATTGCACGGCGATCCGGCGGATCACGTCTGGGTGGATGAACCGCCATGCCCCACCTGCAAGGACGGTGTGTGCCAGTGCGGGCCGGACGAAGAAGACTGGCTGGATGACATTGAAGAAGACGAAGAGTGGATCAAGGTCACCGTTCAACCTGCTTATTATGACCTGTTCGTTGTCCTACAAAAAGCGTTGTATCAAGCCCAAGACGGCAAAGGCGCAGAGCGCCACGGCAACGGCCTGTCGTTCACGGAGCAACCCGCCCTGACCATCACCCGCGCCGTAGGGCTGGGCTTCCCGCTGGGTCAGGCCATGAAGAAAATCCAAGAAAGCCAGCGCATGGACACGGATGCGGCCAAGCGCGAACTGCTTGGGGCGGTCAACTATCTGGCGGCTGCGGTGCTGTTTCTGGATGAGTAATGACAAGGGTGGCCGTGCCTGATACAATGGCACGGCCATTACCTTGAAAGGGACCACCTATGTCTGGCTTGAACCCCAACATCCGCATCCTTGGCGACAGCCAGCCCGACGAATTGGGCGACATGGATGTCCAGATTGAACAGGACGGCGAGGGTGTTGATGTCCCAGAAATGGACGAAAACGGTGCAATCCTAAAGATCGACCACGGCGATGGGTCCATCACCCTGTCGCTGGACGGCAAGCCTATTGCGGACGCCGAAGATGCCGAGGGCCAGCCCGAAGGCTGGTTCGACAACCTGTCCAGCAAGATTGACGACAGCGAACTGGCGCGGATCGCGGAAGACCTCCTGCGTGGTGTCGCCGACGACCTTGAGAGCCGCACCGAGTGGATTGACGACCGCGCGCAGGGCATCAAGCTTCTGGGCCTGAAGATCGAAATCCCTGGCCTGCAAGGCACGGGCGATGGCGCGCCGATTGAGGGCATGTCCAAGGTCCGGCACCCGTTGCTGCAAGAGGCCGTGTTGCGCTTTCAGGCCAACGCACGGTCAGAGCTTCTTCCCACCGATGGCCCCGTCAAAATCCGCGACGATGCGAATGGCACAACCACGCAGCGCGATGACCTTGCCAATGCGTTCGAGAAGGACATGAACCACTTCCTGACCGCCACTGCCCGCGAATATTACCCCGACACCGACCGCATGTTGCTACTGCTGGGCTTCGGTGGCACCTCGTTCAAGAAGGTGTTCTTCTGCCCGCTGCGGAACCGTCCGGCCAGCGACAGCGTGGATGCGGACAACCTGATCGTCAACAACAGCGCCACCGACCTGTCCACCGCGATGCGGATCACGCACCGCGTGATGCTCAAGCCGTCTACGGTCAAGCGCCTGCAAATCCTTGGGGTCTACCGCGACATCGACCTATCCACCCCGATGGAAGTCATGCCCGATGCCGCCGCAGAGGCCAAGGCGTCCCAGCAAGGCATCACCACCACGTCCGCCAACCCAGAAGACCGTGACCGCGAGATTTACGAAATCTATTGCGAACTGGACATCAAAAAGTTTGAACACAAGTTCAAGGGCAAGGTCACGGGGCTGGAAATCCCATACCGTGTGACCATTGACGTGTCGTCCCGCGAAATCCTGTCCATCACCCGCAACTACGACCAGCCCGACAACGGGATGCTGCCGGAAGCCCGCACCACGTTCGTCAAGTACACCTTTGTGCCAGGGCTTGGTTTCTACGACATCTGCCTTCTGCATATCCTCGGCAATACCACCAACGCCATCACCGCCGCGTGGCGGGAACTTCTGGACGCTGGCATGTACGCCAACTTCCCCGGCTTCCTGATCAGCGACGTTGGGGCGCGTCAGAACACCAACATCTTCCGTGTCCCGCCGGGCGGTGGGGCGCAGGTCAAGACTGGTGGCCAGAAGATCGGCGATGCCATCATGCCGCTGCCCTACAAGGAGCCGTCTGGTGCCTTGATGTCTCTGGTGGAGAACATGTCGCAGACCGGGATGCGCGTGGGCGGCACCAGCGAAGCACAGGTAGGTGAGGGCCGTGCCGATGCGCCAGTTGGCACCACGCTGGCCATGATCGAACAGGCCACCAAGATTATGAACGCGGTCCACAAACGTATGCACAGCGCACAGGCCGAAGAGTTCTCGTTGCTGGTGCAATGCTTCCGCGAACACCCCGAAAGCTTCTGGGAGCGCAACCGCAAGCCCACCATTGTGTGGAACGAGGAACTGTTCCTGCAAGCCCTGACCGATGTGGAACTGGTGCCGCAGGCCGACCCCAACACATCGTCGCACAGCCAGCGCCTGATGAAGGTCATGGCGCTCAAGCAATTGCAGTCGGCCAACCCCAGCCTGTACGACGAGATCGCCATTGACAAGGCCGCCCTGCGCGCCATTGGCTGGTCAAACCCTGAGCAGTTCCTCAAGCCGGAAGACCAGCGCAATCAGCCATCGCCCGAACTGCTCAAGGGCATGGAAGACCTCAAGATCGACCATCAGCGCGCTGACGCCGACACGATGCGCGCGCAGGCCGCCATGATCAAGGCGCAGCAACCCGCAACTCCCACTGGTGTGGCTGGCCCCGCTGGCAAAGACCCGCAGGAACTCCAGATCAAGATGATGGCCGAGCAGAACAAGGCCAAGCAGATGGAACTGTCGGCCCGCCGCGACATGGCCAACGACGAGAACCGCGATCTTGACCGCGAGAAAGACCTGCAAGCCAAGCAGATGGACATGGACCGCGACCAGATGAACGATGCGGTTCGGATGCAGCACGAACGCGACATGCAGCAACGCGACCACGCCGCCGATGCTGTCAAACTGGCCATGCAGGTTCAAAGAGGTAAGAAGTGATGGACAAGGCGGCACGGGCGGCACTGTTGACGGCCAAGGGTATGGATAAAAAACTTTTGCACCAAGATGGGCCTTTGTCGATCTACAAACAATACGGCGATACCTATATTGCAGAGCATAACGGCCAGAAGGTTGGGGAGATGAACCTTTCTTCCCGCGCTCCATACGCCACAAGGGTTGAGGTGCATCCAAACTTTAGACGTATGGGTATTGCATCAAAATTGTATGATGTAGCTGAAAACGATATTGGGCGAAAAATGATGCCAAGCCCTCTTGGGCTTTCCGATGACGCCACTAAAATGTGGAAGAAGCGACTAAATAATTACGATGACATGGGGCAAAGGGCCGACATTGTCCGCGAGGCCGTCAACGTAGGCCGAGCGGCAGGCGTGGGTAAAAGCGCCGCTGATAGGATGATGCCGTTTGGGTATGATCCAGAAACCGAAAAAGTCAAAGGCTATTCAAAAGGCGGCGCACTGGAGTTCGCCCGCCACGTTGAGGCCGTGAACCGCGCTGGTGGCCAGATCGCCCCGTCCAAATACCTGCCCAACGTCCCCCGTCAGGTCCATGCGGATGGTGGCAAGGTGGCGTTCATGCAGGGCAACCACCCCGATGTGCCGGACGTGGTTTATCATGGGACAAACAGTGATTTCACGGCGTTTCGGCCAGAAGGCATCCACTGGTTTACAAGCGACAAGATGGATGCTGCCGATTACAAGCCAAAGCGGATTGTTGAGGCGCACCTGTCACTCAAGAACCCAGCCGATCTTGACGCACCAAAGATCAAATCAGTTCTGAGAAAGAATGGCTTTGACACTGAGAACCTGTACGACCTGACCCAAGACGGCGACAAGGTGAAGG